AGTATGCCAGCCAGGCCGGCGCCGGCGCCGCTCGTGGCATTGATCGAGCCGACCAGGTTTAAAAATGAGTTCCGGATCGTTTGGGTCGCCTGGCCGAGCGTGATTTGAGTTTTTGCGAATTGCTCGTCGATGCCCTCCCCGCCTTTCTGGATCGCGTCGAAAAATTCCCGACTACTGACCTCGCCTTTTATAACCATTTGTCGGAGCTGGCCGACTGATATGCCAGCCTCGCCGAATCCACGGGCCGCCGCCTGGGCGATCGGGAACGCGCCCTCGAGTATGCTATTAAACTCCTCGGCTCGGACTATGCCGCTCGAAAATGCTTGTGATAATTGGCGCAATGCGCCCCGTGATTCGTTCGCGCTGGAGCCCTGGATCGCGAGCGCCTTGCCCGAGATTTCAGTCAGCCGCAATAGCTCCTCGGTCGACGCGCCGAGCTCCTCGGCCGCGATCGCCGCCGATCCGTAGAGCTTGGCGACCGCCTCGAAACTTGTGCGCGTGTTCTGAGCAATACTGAATAATTCTTTTTGAACGCTGGCCAGCTCCTCGCTGGAGTCGGTCACGATCCGGAGCCTATTCTGGAGCCCCTGGAAAGCGTCGACAGCCTGGAAAATCTCGCGCACGGCCAGGGCTCCGGCGAACGCTGCGACGGCCGCGCCGGCCGCTTTAAAGCCTGTCGTGAGCCCTTTCGATCGCTTGTCGAGTTTGGTTAATTGGGCGTTAGCTTTGCCGACGCCTTGCGTGACGCCCCGCGAGTCGACGACGACTCGAATAACTCGATCGGTCATTTCTGGCTCCCGCTTTGTTTGCGTTTAGAATCGGCTTTTCGCTTTACCTCGGCCGCGTCGTCCTGGGCTCGCCAGTGATCCGTCAAGACGCGGTCGACCTTGTACACGATACGCTTTAACGCCTCGCGATCGAGGCCGTACAGGTCAGCGTATTGAATCACAGCGAGGGCGGGGATCGGGCCGCGAGGCGACCGGCGCTCGCTTATCAGGTCGCGATAGGCTTCCCAATAGACGAGAAACTCCGGAGCAATTGCCGGCGGGCTTTCGACGTGGTCGGGCGGCGTCAGTCCTCGCTCCTTATAGGCAGCGATTATCGACTCCGCGACTCGTGAGTCCCCGACTCGGAGTTGAAAGTCGAGGACGTCCGTCAGTTTCCCGCCGCTTTTTCCTCGTGAGCTGCGCGGTAGTGTGACCATTGTCGAGCCGCGAGCTGGATCGCCTCGAAAAATTTGGGCGCCCGTTTGAATAGGGCGACCGCGTTTTTCTCGTTGAATCGCAAGCTCGTCGCCTTCTGATCCTCGGCGTCCGTCCACGTCCAGCCGGTCACGACCGCCCGAGCGTATAGCTGGAATAGAAAATCTTGATCCTGGACGACGTCCATCGGGTCGGCCCCGTTTAAACGCGCCGCGTCGATCGACATTTCCGCAATGTGACGGCGGTAATCCGGATTGAGCATAGCGTCCGCCGGCCTCACTTGAACCGTCGCTATCACTTTGCCCTCGAATTCGATCTCGCACGTCCGGCCCTCGTCAATCAATTTGCTGCTAGTTTCAAAAGCCTGTAAGACTCTCACAGTCCGCTCCTGGGCTCTCGGCCCCGTTAAGTTTTACCGCGCAAAACTCACGGTCTGCGTGGATATGGTGTAGCCGAAAATCGGCGACAATATTGCCTGGTAAGTGCCTGGAATTGTGGTGTCGGCATTTTTGCCAGGAACGTCCGGCGCTCCGCCGCTGAATTTGATCCTCGGTAAATCGAAAATCATCGAGCGACCGTCGCCGCCCTGAGTTATCAGGTCGAGGCTGGTCTCGGCATTGGTTAAAATAATCTGGAGAATCTCGTCGTTATCAAAGTAAGTCGACAGCGTACCAGTGACGGACAGCTCGCCGACTCCGATACCTGACGCGCCGAAAACTCCGACCGCTGGCTGGCGGCGTAGATTGTTATTGATTTCGATCGTCGCCTCGAGGACGAAATTCAAGCCGGCGGCGTCGACAGCGTCGACTCCTCGGCCGAGTCGGCCAATATCGCTCGACGTGTTATAGACGTCGAACTGTTCGGCGAGTACATCGACGGGGAGATTCTCGTATAAATCCGGATAGCTTCCCGCGAAATCGTCCGAGACGGCCGAGCTAAATCCAAACCAGGTTAAGCTCCCGACAGCGATCGCTTGTGGCGCGAGCGTGATATTGAAATTATTTAACGCCATCCCCAGGAATAGCTCGCGGGTTTGTGGCGAGTGATCCTCGAACCGGCGCTCGAGGGCGAACTGGTGGGCGCTGATTGCCTGGGCGCCATTCTCGACGCGGTTGCCATAAAACGCCTGGACGAATTCGGCGGCGGCGGCATCCGTCACCATGCCAGTCTGAGCGTCGACCGTGACAGTGTCAGCCGTGAGATCGATCTCGCGGACTCGGTTCCATAGGTTATTTGCCACGATTGGAAACTCGGCAAATTTCAGCCAGGCACCGATCGCGAGCGGGATGCCTGTCCCCATAGCGTCGTCGAGGGCGCCGGCGGGGAATTGAAAAACAGCGTCGGAGCCGGTCACGACCAGGGAAATGTCGCCGACCGATTGCGCTTTGAATCCAGTAACCTCGAGATTCGTCGCCGCGTCGGCGGTCTCGGTGCCGAGGATCGCGGTCGTCGCGGTGCCAGGCAGCGGGGAAACGGTCAAGACATTGACAGCGATCCCCGTTATCTCGAAAATTCCGTCGCCGACGTCGCCGGTCAATAGCTTTTGAAGTCTGAAAACCTGGCCGGCTATGAAGTCGCCGCCGACGTCGACGTCAATCGTGCCGGCGCCAAATGCGGTAATTTCAGCGGTTCCGGTTTTGCTCTCGGTGCGGGTGAATACGTTAAATAATGCGCCGGTGATTAGCTCGTCGAACGCTGCATAACTGAGCTCGATCCCGGTATCGCCGCCGGCCTCGGCGCCGACCAGGATCAGGTCGGAGATTTGACGATCGGGCCTGATCTCCTCGCTGACGATTGTCGTCGGCACAAAGGCGAGCCCAGGCGTTCCGGTAAAGCGGAGCTGGTCAAGATTGAAAGGGCCGGCCGGAATCGGCGCGGTGCGTTGTGAGCTTCGGAAAAACCGCAAGCCGACTCGATTTGTATCTGACATAGTGGGCGCTCCTGTAATTTAATGAGCGCCTCACACGCTGCGAAAGCTATCATACTCTATTTGTGCATTGACATTAACTTGAAAATATTGCGCGACTCGGCCCGCTTCGGTGACTCCGATTTCGGAAATCCTGATCCCCGTCAGGCGAGCACTCTCTAAAAAGTCGAGCACGATCTCGGCCAGGTCGTCGGCCCGAGCCTGTCCGGTGTTATGCCGGACGAATATCTGCGCGGCGAATATTGCCACGCGGCGAACTTGAATGGAAGCGCCGGCGCCGAGACTGGCAAAGGTTCCGGTCGAGTGCGCGAGGCCGAGCATCACATAATCGTCGCGATCGCCTGGTCGATAGGCCAGGTTATCCCAGGCGACATTATCGAGCGTTTCGCCGGCGTCCGTCCAGGCGACTCCGAAAGCTGTCCGGACAATGTCGCGAAACTCGGCTGGCGTTCTGGTCGAGGCGCCCATTATGGCACCACCTTACGGCCGGCGGGGAACGGGAGGGCGGCGTCGATCTCACGGTCGACCCATCCGGCCTTTGCTTGCGGGCTCCAGCCTTGCGCCAGGCGGTTCGCATAGGGGACATTATTTTGAATAACAAGATTCGCCCCGCCGCCGCCCCTGACAAAGCCGTCGATTTTTGATTTACCGACGGCCAGGGTCGTCGCGCCGGCGGCGTCCTGGCCCTCGAGCTCGGCATCACTAAAGCCGCCGACGGTCACTTGCCAATTGCGGCGAAAGTGTCCGCCGACATAACCAGCCGGCGCCGGCCCTTGCCACGTGTCGGGATTGCCGACCGGCGAGCCCGTGACCAGGTTCCGGAAAATCGCGAACGTGGTCGCGGCGAAATCCTTGTCGAGTGCAATATTTAATTGCCTGGTTATCTCCCTGGCGTTAAATGGTTTCGTGGCCATCAGCTCGCCCTCACTTGCAGCTTATAAAGAAAATCGGTTTTCCCTGGCCGGATTCGATCGATCGAAACGATGTTTTTCTCCTGGCCCTCGTCGAGAATTTTGCTATCGGTTTGCGGGATCGTCGAGCCGAGCGATATGCCGGCGATCAATACGGTCTCGTCGCCTTGCTGGATGCTGTTGCCGTCGACCAGGCTCCTCGCGATCGGGACGACCACGGCCGGCACGTTGAGCGTGGTCTCGGTCGCGGTCGGATCGACTTCCCACGGTTTCGCCGGATCGGCCGGCGACGTGCTCGGGATCAATAGCGAGACCTGGCGATCCTCGCCGAATTTTCGGATCAGGGCGAGCGCGGTATCCTGGAGGGCCACGTCTAAATCCTTACTGTGAGCCCGCCGACCACCTGGCGGAGCCAGCGGCGGATCACGAGCTCGGCGCGTGGGAACGGCTTAAACTTGCGCGGTGACTGGTGTTCCTCGAGATATTCCGTCTTGGTTTCCAAAACGTCGACCTTGTCCATTTGGCTTGTTATCTGGAGGCCGGTATCGTCAAACTGTGGCGTCGGTGCCAGCGGTTTCGCGGCGGCCTCGAACGCGTACTCGATCGAGGAGGTTCCAATTTCCTCGGGTATCTCGTCCGCCGGCCGCAAAACGCGGAGCTCGTCGAAAACTTCATTTCGAGGCCATTCGAGCCGCTGAGTCGACGAGAATCGCTCGCCCTTGTATCGGCGCCGATAGGTCTGGTCGATATAGTCGGCGCCCTGGACGAGAGCCGCCTGGCGTTCCTTTGATGAAAACTCGCGCCAGGCCGTTTTCCGATCGGAGTTTTCGAGGTACTGATCGGCGTCGGCCAGGTCGGCGTATACGGTCGCGTCGACGAGTCCCGTCCCGTCCTCTTTAATAAATTGGATCGCCATAGTCCGCTCCTATTTTGAGACGTCTTGCTGAAATTTATATTGCTCTTTTGCAATCGTGAGAATTTTGCCAGCCGTGTCGGTTTGCTCTATGTCATAAAAATAATCATCCGGCACCTGGTCGGCGTCGCCTGGGCTCCAGGGAAACTCGACGATACCATTCGGCGCGTCGATTAGCGTCCCCGCGATCGACACGAGCTCGACGCCGACGATCGGCGGGCCGACGGGGTCGGGGTCTTGTTCGGTGTTTACGGTGAGGCGAAACGAGAAGCCAGTCACGTCGAGAGGCGTCGGAGTTGCGGCCTCGGGATCGAGGATGGTTATTTTATCGGGAGCGGTATCGCCTCGTTTTCTGGCTATACATATTCCCGCGAAATCAGTATCACAAGCGGCCATAATTTTCTCCTATTGCTCCGAGTTTGTTCGGCCGGCCGTGATCGACTGGCTAGAGTTAATCTCTCCGGCCTCGACTCCCTGGCCCGAGTTGTCGGTTCCGGCGGCGAGATTTTGCCGCGTATTTTCTAAGAATAACAGAAACGATTGAAACGAGTTAGGTATCCGTCTCGCCGACTGGTCGAACATCGTGCCGGCAAGCGTGAACGCGAGCTCGGCCAGGCCAGCGAGATCCCCGATTGCTCGGAGAGTGCCGTCGGCGCTGAGTGTTAGCTGTGCGGTTCCGGAAACAGCCCCGCCGCCGGTCAGGATTCCGGCCGCTGTGATCGCCATATCGATCGAGCCAGCGGCCAGGGCTTTCGCGACCATATTGCCAGCCGCGTCGATCGTGAGGTCGACCGTTCCGGAGATTTGTCCGCCGCCCGAGAGCGTTCCCGTCGGCGTGAATACGATAGCGACGCCACCAGCCAGGGCTCCCTCGCCGACGATCGTCCCCGTCGCTGTCAGCGTCAGCGTGAGCGATCCAGCGAGAGCGCCTCGAGCGAGGATTTCCGCCGCCGCCGTGATCGTGATCGGGATCGCTCCGGCCAGCTCCCCGATCGATTGGACGTTGCCAGTCGCCACGAACACGAGCGCGGCCGTTCCCTCGATAGCGCCCACGCCCTCGAGCGTTCCGGTCGGGGTAATCGTGAGCGGGATCGTTCCGCTGATCTGTTGCATCCCCTGGAGGATCGCCGTCGCATCGAACACGAGATCGCTCGAGCCCGACAGCTCGCCCAGGCCGACCAGGTTGCCGGCTGGCGTCAATACGAGATCGCTCGATCCGGTCAGCGCCCCGACTCCCTCGATAATCCCCGCCGGCGTCAGTACCAGGTCGGCCGATCCGAGGAGCTCGCCGAGTCCGACCAGGTCGCCGGCCAGTGTGAACGTCAGCGTCGACGATCCCAGGAGGCCGCCCGTCGCTTGAATGGTGCCGGCCGGTGTGATCGTGAGGGTCGCCGATCCAGAGAGCGCCGCGAGTGCCTCGAGCGTTCCCGTGGCCGTCAGGGTGAGCGGGATCACTCCCTGGAGGTTCCCGCCGACGGCCGCCAGGGCGCCGGTCGCGTCAATGACCAGCGTCAGCGAACCGATTAACTCGCCGTTTGCCTGGAGCGTTCCGGTCGGCGTCAGAATCAGCGCCGCCGATCCCGTGAGCTCCCCACGCCCGACAAGTGCGCCGGCTGGTGTCAGGAGTAGGGCCGACGATCCGGCCAGCTCTCCGCGAGCCTGGAGCGTCCCAGCGGCCACCAGGGCGAGCGCGATCGATCCGGTAAGCTCGCCCAGGCCGACCAGTGTGCCGGCTGGCGTAAGCGTGAGCGGAATCGCCCCGGCCAGCGGGCCGATCGCTCGGAGTGTTCCGGTCGGAGTGATAACCAGGGCCGCCGCCCCGGTGAGCTCTCCTCGAGCATTGATCGCGGCGACTGGCGTCAGGACGAGATCGACGGCGCCGGCGAGGTCGCCGAGACCGGCCAGCGTTCCCGCTGGTGTCAGGATTAGCGGAATCGTTCCCGAGATCATCGACGCGCCGACAATAGTCCCCGTCGGCGTGAGCACAAGGGCCACGGCTCCGGCCAGGTCTCCCCGTCCATTGATGGCGCCCGCCGGCGTGATTACCAGGTCGGCGGCTCCGGCGAGCTCGCCTCGAGCCTGGATCGTTCCGGCCGGAGTGATTACCAGCGGGATCGTCCCCGCGAGAGCCTGGACGGCGACAAGGTTCCCGGTCGCGTCGATTACGAGGTCGGAGGTTCCGGCCAGGGCGCCGATCCCTCGGATCGTGCCGGCTGGCGTAATGGCCAGCGGAATCGTGCCAGTGATTCCGTCGATCCCTCGGATCGCGCCGGTCGCGGCTATCGCGAGCGGGACAATCCCGCGAAGCGCGCCGACGGTCAGGCGTTGCTCGATCGCATAGTAGCCGATGAAGTCGGCGCGCGTCGTGTTCGGATTCCAGATGATCTCGGGCGTCGAGCTCATTAGCGACGAGGACTTTGCTCGGGCGTCGGGGACGCCGCCGCCTGGGACTAATGTTTGCGAGTGCATCAGGACGCTCTCGTCGTCGGCGAAGCTAAAAGAGTCAGTGTTGACGTTCGCCGCCGAGGTCGAGATTTGGGAGCGGCCGGTCAAGCCCGCCGCGCCGTCGCCATCGAAAGCGCCGAATGACTGGCGGCCGGATCGGTTGACATTGATTAGCTCGTCGATCTCGCTCGCCGTTGCCAGTGAGTAGCCTTGCGGAATGAAGCCGAGGTCGGGGAGATTCTGCGCCGCCGGCGCGGCGGCGATCGACTTCGTGAATCGGCCGACGTCGACGCCGAGCCCGCCGAGGTCGAGCATCATAAAAGCGACGTGATCGCCGTTAGTCCCTGTCCAGGTTGCGCCGTCGCCCGATTGCGCCGTGATCGAGATCGTCCAGTTTGCGAAATCGACGTCGTACTGGCCCGCTATGACTCCGCCGATTAATCCGGAGCCTTTGAAGTCGACGTCGTCGTCGCCGACATAGGACAGGAGCGCCCACTGGTCGATCGAGACGCCGTTGTCGTGAGAGCATCCGAAAGACTGGAAAGCGAAAATGCTGGTGGCCGGTATCTGTTCGCCCGAGGTTGACATTAACAGGAGGTCGCCGTTCGCCAGGCCGAGCCCGGTCAAAGGCGAGGCGTCCGCGCCAACATCTCCGACGACGGCCGCGCCATCGGTTCCGCCCCAGATTTCGATCCCGATCCGCTTGCCGGGCGTCCGGACTCCCCAGGTTATCGTGACGGTCGTCGCTTGGAACGTGACCGTCCCCGACACTTCGACGGCGTCGGTCGTCGGATTTTTCGACAGAATCGTCTCGGTGTTGGAGCTCGCGCGGTGATTGTTCGAGGCGTTTTGTTGGGTGTTGTGGTAGATCGCCCGCTGGTTCACTCCGGCGGCGAAGCCGTGGCCGAAGCCCTGGTCGTTTGTCCTGGCCTGGTTGATGTTCGCCTGAGTCCAAAAGGCGTGAACCGCGAAAGGCGTGTCGCCCTTGTCCGAGACGTCGATCACGGTGTCGCCCGAAGCCGGGACGGTGACGTTAACTTGCTTGAACCAGACCTCGATCGGGGCGGCGATCCCGGTAAGGACTCCGGCCGGCGTGAGCGTGAGCGGGATCGATCCGGAGATTTGGCCCTGTTCGGTAAGGACTCCGGTCGGCGTGATCGACAAAGGTATCGCGCCGGCGAGCTCGCCCTTTGCCTGGAGGATTGCCGCCGGCGTGAGAGC